CTTGATTTTGAAGAACTCATTCTTGATCCTCGCGGCATATTCGAAAAGCATGTCGCCCGGCGACACAAGCTGCTGGTCCTCATGCGAGGCGTAGCGATAGCCTTCGCGGAAATTGTCGACTGCGCCGGTTTCGATGTGGCCTTCTAGCCAAACCTCGTCGCTTTCCTCCCTATGATCGATGGTATCGACATAGCCGTACCAGGTCGGCTCGGCATGAAGGAAAGCGTTGTTGTCCGGATCGAAATAGAAGTCGTAGAACGTTACAGGCCGATTTTTGTAATCTTCCTGCTCGATCAGCCCGAGCTTATCCGGCGTCAGTCCGAAATCGGCGGCAGCGGGCAACTTCATCGTTATCGGCTGTGCCGCTGTACCCAGTGCATAGCGCGGTTCGTCAATATCGATCAGCGTATTTCCGTGATAGGCCAGCCCACCATAGTCCACGCTTCCTTTGCCGGAGAAGAAGCCGTAAATGCCGGTGCCGAACTCGAACTTTGCGGCAGAAGCGATCTTCGCCCGGCCTTCATCAAGCAGTTGCTGCAATCGTGCTGGAAACGCCATTACTTGGGCACCTCCACAAGCTGGAACGACGCATCTGGATAAAAGCCATCACCGATCTCTAGACTGTTCGGCAGCAGCCGCATGTTCATAGCCGGTTCCTTGAAACGAACCGTTGCGCCAACCCCGATATAGGACGGTAAGAACGGCTCGACTTTCACCTGCAATGTTGTGCTGGCTGCCGTGGCATCTGCGACGATCCGGGCAATGAACTTGTAATCACCTATCGAGAAGCCGATAAGGTCGCCGTCCATCAGCTTCAGCCCCATCGCAACGCCGCTAAACGTCAGCGTATTACCATTGATGGCTGCAAGAGTGGCCGTGCCGGTTATAGCCGGATTGTTCGCATCGCCCCAATAGGCTTGAGGAATGCAGGCATGCTTGGGAGTGTAAAGAACCGTCACCTGACCGCCCCGGCAGCGATCAACGAACGCTTCAAGTTTTTGGCGCTGTGCTGGCGTCAACGAGATGATGCGCGCTGTCCACTGCCAGAACGGGTCTCCATTCTCGATAAAGGATACAACCCGTTGCCCGTAGCGCGATGTCGAAACACTGCGAACGAGCTTCAGCGGGGTGTCCTGATAGTTCAGGCCGGTAGGAAGACTTTCCGCCATTACTTTACCAGTCCTCTTTGATTGACCTGTCGCAGATCGCGAGCGGTTCTTACGGCCCCGCCTCGGTCATAGGCGTCGATCCCCTGCTTGAATGTCTGCTGGGAAACGTCGCGTATGATCGGAGCGATGTTGCCGTCCGCATCCTTGGACCAACCGAGCGTCACGTGAACGCCGGTCGAGCCATTGGAATTTGCAGCCGACGGTATGGAAGGCACACGTGGGGCTGAAACACCGCCACGTGCGATAGAACCAAGAATGTCGTTCGGTATGACCTGCGCACCGCGAGGAATGTTCAACAGTTCCGGGCCACGCTCACCGACAAGGGCCAACCCGCCAGGGGCTGAGTTCGTACCCGTCGCAAAACCGGGTATGCCCTTCAGAAAGTTCCCCAAGGTCGTGTTGGCTTTGAACCCCCCTCCGAACAATCCACCGCCGAAATTGGCGAACAAGCCATTGATGATATTATTCGTCCCCATCTCAACCAGCATCTGCGCCAACCGACTGACTGAATTGCGAAGGATGTCCACCGCATCGGCGCTGTTCAGAATGTCGTTCGCCAGACCTTGAGCAAAATCAAGCGCCCGGTCTCGACCGATTGCCAGCTGTTCGTTCAATCTGATCTGGTTGCCGATGGCCTGCCCATACTCGCTATCCGGGCTGATCCCCGCATTGCGAAGCTGACTTGCAACGCGCTGTTCGGTCGGGTTTCGAAACAACTGGGCACGTTCAAACTGCAACTCTTCGGCCATCTGCATCGCAGAGACCTTTTGGGCCGCATTTCCGTAGGCAGTAGCCAGTTTGTCGATTTCGGCCCGCTGGGCCTCGGTTACGGTACGGCCCTTGTCCTGCGCCCGCTGGAGAAGCTCCAGTTTCATGCGCATGGCTTCCGCTGCTACGCCCGTCTTACCGACAAGCTGCTCTTCAAGCTTCAGTTGGTCGATACGATCCTGAGCGGACTTGACCAGATCGCGGTAGGCATTCGCGTCACGTTCAGCCTGCCGTTCAGCCGATGATTTCTTGGGCTTCTTTTCAAGCTCCTTCTTCTGGCTTTCCAGCTTGTTGATGATGTCGTCATTCGCACCATAGCGGCGATTAAAGGCCGCATCACTCAGGCCGGGTTCCCGGTTTCCCTTCGGAGTAGACTTGGCAAAGCCGTCGACTGCTGCGCGAGCGGTGAGCGCGGCCTCTGCAAGCCCGATCAGTTGGTTTCGATGCTCGCTGAGGTCGGGGACCGTCAACGCCAGCCGGTTGATTGCGTCAATCAGGTCACGGAAACGGCCATCGCCTTGAACCGTCTTATCGAACAACTGCTGAAGCTCATCACGGGCTTTCGATGACGATATCTTGCTGAGACCGTCAGCAAATTTAGCAGCCGCGAATGCTGCATCATCAACTTTGGTATCGAGAGCGCTAAACGCTGTTTCTGCCCGTGCTGCCTCTGCTGTGGCATTTAGTAGAGCGTTGGCCACTTTATCAGTAAGCTCGCCAGCCTTTTGCAAGCGGGTGATCTCTTCCTGAAACGCCGCGACCTGTGGTTTTCCCGCAGTGACTGACGCCTGAAATCGAGCGATAGCAGTGCGGGCTGCTTCAAATCTGGAACCCAGAAGTGTCAGACCTTCGGATTTCGCCAGATTTCCTATCGATTTTTGAGCTTGATCAAGAAGGGCGGTTTGGCGTTCGTCCACCAAAGCTCGCAGCCGAAGGTTCGCTAGGTCTTTCGACTGGTTAATGTATTGCTGCTGCTTCTGAGCAACAGCGTCATACGCCGGTCCAAGGCTTTGAATTATTGCGGCGTGTTCCTTCAATATCTCATCAATGGACTTCGTTTTTTCTGCCGTCGTGATGTACTGCACCAAGGCGGCACCGGCTGCGATGACGCCGATGGTTACCAGAGACACGGGACTTATGATCGAAGCGAATGCAGCGCCAATCCCTTTGATCACGTCGCGGCCTTTGCCCATCTCGTTAAAGACGGCGGAAAGCTGGGTGCCCTGCTGGAGTGCAATCTGAATTGGCGACATGCCCATGGCGGAAGTGACCGCAATATCCTGAAACTGGGCTGCAATGTTTGCCGTCTGGAAGCTTCCGGGGCCGCTTCGCATATTGGATACTGCCGAGTTCCGCTGCTTGATTGCGGCAATACTGTCCAGCGTGGCCTTACGCTCACGCTGGATTGCCGTCGTCATTTCTTCAGCGGAGATTGCACCAAGTCGGTGCGCCTGTTGAATGCCGACAACGCTTTCCTGATACTGTCGCACGGCTGCAAAAACTGGATTGTAGCGCATGCGCAGCTTTTCAAGTTCCACGCCCTGCTGTGCAAGCGCGCCGGTCCACTGCTTCGACGCCTTCGTACCGATGCCGACCATCTCGTTGATGCGTGACTGCATCGCGGACGTGATCGAATTATCGATGCCTTTGCCCATGGCTTCGAATTGCTTGACCACGCCTTTTGTGGACGTGGATATGTCAGCTTCAAGCTTTTTCAGACTACGGCGCACCGTAGCCATGTCAGTGCTGATACTGATAATCAGATCATCTGTCTTGTCGGCCATGGGAAAGGCGTCCTATAAAGAAACCCGCACAAGGCGGGCTGGGGAGATGACAATGGACAATTGGCTTAAGGGTTTGGTAGGGACCGCTTGCGTGGTAATCATCGCAGGTGGCGGCTATTTCGCTTGGCTGCAGTATAGCGAGTACCAAACTCGTGCCGCTTACGAGCAAAACGCGCCCTACAGACATTGTGAACGCGTTTATGCTGACGTAAGGCGGTTGAATGCGTATCAAAAAATGCAGGACTTTACTGCTGACCAGATCGTTGAAGAACTAGCCAACTGCGACAAGCTGATGGGCATGCACCGCGGCTAGTTTATCCGTACTTCGCCAACAGCCATGCCATTTCGCCGTCGGTTGGCCCGCCTGACTTCTTTTTCTTGATGCCTTTGGCCTCACAGTAGCCGTCAATCGCGCTGACCAGTTCCGTGAGCGTGGAACGCCAGAACGTGTCTGGCGTCCATCGTAGGGCACCGTAGGCGGTTTTTTGCCAATGCCGCCAAGGGAGAGGTTGCTCTACTTCTTCCCCTTGACGGCTGCGCCGTTTCCCTCGTCATCATCGAAATGATGGGAGAGAGCCTTCGAAAAGGCTTCTGCGATGGCCTTGAAGTGCTTGAGCTTCAGAACGTTGAGAGCGTCCTCGGCCTTGCCCTTTACGGCCAGTGCAGGCAGAGCGGCCCGCGTGGCTGATACTTCCGTGGCGGATAGCCGGGTGAAAAGATCGTGCAGAGACTTGCACTCAAGCCGACTGGAGAGAACAGAAAGCCCCTCCATTTCGGCGGCGATGACAAGAGGCACGTCGCCAACCCACAAGGCAACCTCGCCACGTGCTTCATTGACCGGCAGCGGAAATTCCTTCTCGGACATTGATTATACCTCTGCTTCGAAGGTGAGCGGGCCAGCGGCGACAAAAGTTGCGCTGAAATCCATGTTGCCTTCATCCTCGCCCGAAAGTTCGTAATCGGAAACGAACCAAGGTCCGGTAAACGTGCCCATGCCGGGAACGCTAACCTGTGCATTGAACTTGGTCGCATCGATCACGTGCTGAACGAAGGTCGAGCTATCCGCGCCAGCGATGTACTTGCCATTGCCCGTAAATGTGCGGTTCTTGATGCCCGGTTCCGCCGTCTTCTGTGGCGTTGCGGCTGGGTTCAGACAGTCGCGAACGGTCGTATCGACCTCATTGGCCGACATGTTGAAAGATGTGGTTTGCAGGCCGCAAAGGTTCTTGAAGGTCTCCGGGCCTGGAGTGGTGTTGCCATCACCGATCTTGATCAGGAGAAGGCGGCCAATCTGCTGTCCATCAGCCATGGGTAATATTCCTCTATTGCCGGATCGACCATCGAACCGGTTCAGTTGCGTCAAGTTGTGAGGGGATCGGCGCTTAGAGCGCTTCTATGTAAGCCAGAAAATCGCTGACCGAATGGGACAGGAGGCCGTCTGGCTGGCGGATATACTCGGTTCTGACGTGTGAAAGGCTGATCAGCCGAAAGCCTGCGACATCCAGCGGGAACCGA